TGCTTTTTCACTCTCACTTAACCACCCATCCTCTCCAATACCTTTTGCTTCAGCAGCTGCTAATCGTTGTGCAATTGTAGCCAACTTAATTAAATGGTCATCATTCTTAATGGATGAATCGATTAAGTCTCTAATAATTGGAGCTATGACAGTTGCTTCACCTACACTCTTAATTAATTTACGAAGTGATTCAATCATTTCTGAAATGTTCTTCTTCTTTACTTGCTGATTATCGTAAATATCTTTAAATAGTGATGATAAATTTTTACCATCAAATAATTGAAATTCTGTGCTCATAATATATTCTTATTTACTATATAATTATAGATTTCTTCACTTATTAGATTATACCCAATTTCATTAGGATGTTGTGCGGGGTTTTTTTCTATCATTTCATTTGATTCAAAACAATCTGTATTGGTTTGCTTTAAATAATCTTTTAAAGTTTTTTTAGAAAAATAATAATAATTATTTTTATTAATTAAATGAGATATATCATCTTTAATATCTAAATCTACAATCATTTTATCAAACGCATCTCCCATAAAATAGTTTACACCATAACATTCAAAAAGTTTTTGTAAAAAAATAATATAATTCTGATTTACTATATTATAGTAATTTTGACTAAACATTTGATTAAGAAAAAAAGACTTATATTCCGAAAGAAATTTATCATAAACAGAATCATTACTTTTGTATGAGTGTGTAAATTTTTCAGGTAAATTGAGTAAGTGCTTTACAGACCAACTAACCCATTGTTGACGTGGTAAAAATGCGGCATAATCTCTTAAAGATGAACTCCAAAGAATTACTACCAAATCTCCCTCTTTTATTCTACCATTAACTACATCATCAATTATTGAATTAAAAATAACAGCATTTGGATTACCACTTTTACCATTATTAATCCATTTTAATTCTAATTTTTCTGCTAAATTTTTTACCCAAGAATGCTGATTTCTATAAACTATAAGGTCTTGGTTTTTTAAACTTTTCTCTATTTCTAAATTACAACCTTCACCTTCGGTCCAAGAATCACCGTATGCATGTAATATCATATTTTACTTACTATATAATTTCCAATAACTAAATAATCCATATCACAATTATTAAATGTTTTAACTGCGGTAGCAGGGTCATTAACCATAGTTTGACCTCTCAAATTGAAAGATGTATTTAGTAAAATTGGTGTTCCTGTTATTTTTTCAAATTCTTTTAATAAACTATAATATAAGGGATTTTGTTCATTTGTTACAGTCTGTATTCTAGCACTATTATCAACATGCGTTACTGATGGAATTGATGTTTCTGAAATAACCTGAACTACTTGATTCATATACGGAACATCTTCTTCCGATTTAAAATAATTTTGATAATCTTCATGTGTTACTGATGGAGCAAATGGTCTAAACATTTCTCTCTTTTTGACAACCTTATTAATTCTATCTCTTACATCTGATAAATGTGGATTAGCTAATATAGAACGATTACCTAATGCTCTTGCACCAAATTCGGTTCTACCTTGAAACCAACCAATTATATTTCCTTCTTTAATTAAATTGGCAGTTTTACTTAATAATGTATCAGTATTTTTATAGTATTTGAAAGATATATCTCCTATCCCATCTATAATATTTAATACATATTCTTTACTAAATTCGGGTCCTAAATATGGAGATTGATTATCACCACCTTTTACTTTAGGATTTCCAATTACATCATGCCATACATATAAACAGGCTCCAATTGCAGAACCCGCATCAGATGGTGAGTAGGGAATCCATACATTCTTAATACCACAATGTTTTTTTATTTTACCATTAGCAGTTCCATTATACGCGCATCCTCCTCCTAATACTAAATTTGAATTATCAGAATAACTACATGAGTTATTAATGATGTAATATAAACACCGCTCATACCACCTTTGTAAAGCAGCTGCTAAATCCATGTGATGTTGTTCTAATTTAGATTCAGGTTCGCGTGGTTCAAATCCTATCAGTTTAATTAAATCCAATGTAAACATATCTGTATTAGAATATTCCCATGTGAAATACTTCTGATTTATATTAATTAAATTAACTGTATCCAACGATACGAATGTATCAAATAATTCGTTATATTTTGAAGAATCTCCGTATGGGGCCAAACCCATTACTTTATACTCACCACTATTTGGTTTAAATCCTAAATATGAAGTTATAGTTGAATATACTAACCCCAATGAATTTGGGAATTTTACTGTTTTAATTTCATTAATACCATTTGAATTACATTCCGCAATTGAGATAGTATCCCATTCACCGACTCCATCAATTGAAATTCCAATAGCTTCATCAAACGGTGATGTGTAAAAAGATAAAGCTAAATGAGATAAATGATGTTTTGTAAATGTAATTACACTATCATACCCAATAGTATCTTTTATATATTGTTTTAAATTTCCCTCTGTTGCTTTAAATTCTTTTTTAAATTTATTCCAAGTTTTGAAATATTTAATCCATCTTTTTCCTAATGTTTTACTAACTCTGTCATATTTGATATTTGGTACTTCATACCAACAAAGGATATCAACTTCATCTATTGTAATTTGAGCGTGTGATAAACATGCTTCTATAGCTTTTAATGGAAACGAATTATCATGTTTTATACCAGATAATTTTTCTTCTTCTATTGCAAATACTACCTTACCATCTATAAGCAATGCAGCTGCTGAATCGTGGTAAAATGCGGATATTCCTAATTGAATCATAATATTAAATTTTTATATCACCATCTCTTTCAAACTCATTATATAGTTCCATTTGTCTTTCTCTCATCTTATTAACAACTTTAGTAATATAATGAGTTGGGTGACCGGTCATCTCTCTAATAAGTAGATAAAGAGATTTTTTATTGAAATTTTCTATGTATTCTGCTCTTCTAAATAATTCTAAAACCGAATCTGCTATTTGTAAATCTCGTTTTTTAGGAAAGAAATTTTCTAAATGTTTATCCCAATAATTCAACATTACTACATTAAAAGTTCTATGGTCATCATTACGGACTTCTTCTGTAAAATTATTTTCAGTATCCCAATGGTCTGGCATTGCAGACATTATATCTGTATCTTTATATCTTTTATAATTTGCGTTGTTATTTAAAATCAAATAGTTTCTCGCAACAATTGTGAAATAAGAAAAGGCTTTACCTTTTCCATTTTTATACATGTGAATTTTTTCAATCATAAAAGCAACAACTTCACACATCACATCTTGTGGGTCATCATCAAAATATGAAAACTTCCATTTGTTGTAAACTATTTCTGCTAGTTTATCAAATGCAGGCTTAATTCTATCTCTATATAATAAATCTTTAATACGTTGATTATCCGATAGATTGTATTCTATAATTGCGTCTTCAGTATCTTTTGTGAAGTATTGTTTACTTTTTGCTTTTCTTGGCATTTTAATTAAATTGTTTGAATCTTTCGATAGTTTCTTTTATTTGATAAAATATAGAACCTACTTCATCATCCTTCTCAAACATTTGACGATTATCAATCTGTCTCAATGCCTCCAGTAATGCTTGGTTTCTTTGAGTTTCTTTTTCTATAAACTCTTCGTATTTTTCTAATTTTGTTAAAAGATTCCTAACTATATATAATGCAGTTAAGAATAGTACAATTATTATTCCTAATAAAATTTCCATATTAAACTATTTCGTATCCTTTTAAAAAATAATCATTTGCTTTTTTGTATTTAACCTCAACTAATTCACCTGTTGGTGATTTCATTACAATTTTGTCATTTCTACCATAATTGTTTTTCTTTGTGATAGTTGTGGAATAAATTCTATCTTTAATAGTTATCCCATCTAAATGGTCAATTTCATGTTGTACAATAACTGTCATCATTGTTTCCATTGAAACTCTTTCATCTACTTTATCTCCTTCTGGATTAATTTCAAATTCTAATTCTCCCAAATTATCAGTTTGAACTTTAATTTTACAAGACCTAATAGTTCGTAATGGTTTTTCAATTGTTTTTGGAATAGATAAACATCCTTCATAAAAAAGAAACCCTTCTTTAGACCGGTCTGTAATAACTGGATTTACTAAAAATAGTTCTCTACTATCTTCTTCATCACCAAATTTAATATAACAGGCTCTTTTTTTAATTCCTAATTGAGTTGCCGAAATACCTAAACCTGGATAATTTTTTAATCCATCTTTCAAAGTTTGTTCTAATTCATCCGCTTCAATAGCAGTAAATTCTGTTTTGGGAACGCGTGTTAACAAAAACTCGCTAAATTCGTTAGATTGTAATCCGTTTGATGCTTTGTCTGTAATTAATTTCATATTTTTATTTATTTTTTAATCCGTATTTTATAAATTTATACCATACTCTTTCATGAATATAATATTGAACTGGTTTATACACTAATTCTACAACTCCAAATGCAGCTCCTATCTGAATTGAACCACTTATCCACCACATTATTAAAAACCCTATGATGGTACTTAAAACACGATATGAGATGGCTTTAGCAATATGTCTTTTACGCTCTACTATCATATTAATGTTTTATTTATTTTTTTATTAAAATCATAAAAAAATACCATACTATATCGTTCACCTTCTAAAACAGGATTTACTCTATGTTTAATGGTTTTATCGGTTATAATACTTAAATATTTTTTTGGTTTTAATTTTTCTTTCTTTTTATTTTCCGGTTCAATATATTCATATTCTCCTCCTGTAAATTCATCATTTAGATACATTAGAAATGTTATATCCGATGCGTCTTGGTGAAATTCATCGTTTCTATTCGTTTGGTTTGTTATTTTATTAATCCAAGCCATTTGAAACGTAATTTTAGTTTTTAGTTTTTCATTTAAGTAATTATTTATCTTTATAATAATTGATTTCATATCTTCATCAACATTTGAGATATATTGTCTTACATAATAGTTTCTAGATTTTCCACTTAATTCAGTAGGAGTATCATCAACTTTAAACGATACACATCTTTTTTTTAAAATTTTTTTTTCTTTTAAACTAAATAAATTTATATTATCTTCTATTAGTATCATTATCCTTTGGTTTCATCATAGGTAATAGTTCCATTTGGTGTCATACGGCCTGTTCTAATAGCAGTTCCACTAATTGCTGCTACATCGGTTGGTGGTTCATGATATATTACATCATATCCTACACCTCTACCATAGTTTACTGATTCAATATCAGGAATAATAGATATATGAATTTGATTCCAATTTTCTTGAAAGAATGGTTCTTTTGTTAATTCAATCATTACCTGTTGGGCAGTTTTTGGGTTGTTTTCATCTACATCCACATCTCTAATTGCCACCCAAACATTCTTTCCCTTTTCAAGTTGTTGATTGATTAACCATTCATGTCCTTTGTGCCAATTCTGCCATCTTCCGATGTATAGTGCGTACTTTTTCATAACATTGTTTTTATAAATGGTAATATTGCTAATTCTTTTCCTTTTGCTTCAACCATAATGTCCACATCCAACTCGTATGTATTGGGGAGGGCATTAATATACACCGAATGGGCTTGTGGTTTTTCTTTTGGATTGTTTTCATGTAATGCTTTAGATTCTGAATAGTGAACTTCTTGTGTAATACTTTTTGGCCAAGTTGTGGCAGCAAGTTTAAGAGCTTCTTCTTCGGTTAACCCACCTGTGCAAAATTGATGGTGATGATAGTCAAATACAATAGGAATACCTGTTCGTTCGTAGATATACATCAAATCTTTTACTGAATACATAGAAGCCTTATCATCATTCTCCAATGTCAATCGTTTTTGTACGCTTGGAGAGAGTCTTTTGAAGTTTGTAATCAATCTATCCATTGCCGCTTGTTTATCTCCGTAGACCCCATTACAATGGATATTAATATTGTTATAATGGGTTTTAGATAACCCCATCATATCAAATATCTTACCATGTAATTCTAAATCAGCAAAAGTTTTCTGAATAACTTCTTCGTTAGGGGAAGGTAACACATTAAATGGACCAGGATGAGAATTAATACGGATATTATGGAATTTAGCGTAATCACCTGCTTTCTTTAGCTCCGATTTAATCTCTGTGTAATCTTTGAGTTGAGTTAAATCCAATGCATCACCCCACGGAATAATAGCGGATGATAAACGAAAAAAATTGATATTATGGATACGATTCCATTCCAATATCTTAATAATATCTTTGGCATTTGCTAACGCCAACTCCGAAACGTAATCCAAGCCTTTGGCATTGAATGTTTTCTTCACCATTGAACGATTTGTGGTAACCTTGTTACCCATCGACATATTAATACACGCATATCCTATATTCATACTTTAAATATAAGAAAAATATTTCGTATTTACAAGCGGTTAGTAAGTTTTGATGTTTTCTTCTTCGTTACGGAATTTAGCCAAATCCCTAACACTTCCTTTTTTGGTGTTTAACCAATAATTTACAGCTTTTGGATTATTTATCCACAATTTACGATTATTCCATGGAAATTCTGGATGCATGTATTCTTCCCATTTTAAATTTGAAGTTTCTTCTTCCTCTTCTTGAATTTTTTCAATGTTAGAAGCAGTTTCGTCAGCTACATCCTCTGTTTTATCACCATAAATTTCATATAACCCCAATTTTTCATCATTTTCTATCATTTCAACCAATTTTTCTTTTTGTTGGAGTTTTTTGTTAGAAATTAAGCCATTAAATGCAATAATTAGAGCAACTGCGAGAGGGTCGAACACTATTACAATCAAAAATATGAAGAATTTTACAACATTTTTCAATTCGATACCAAATGCTTCAGCTACAAATCGAAATCCACCTACTTCCTTCTCTAAATCTAGATTAGCAATCTTAATTTGATTGATTTTTTCTGTTTCAGTTGCGTTTTCTGCTTGTAAATTAGAAATTTTATCGTTAATTTTACTAATTTCCTTATCTCTAGCATCAAGTGAACGTAATAAACGTGAATTTACTGTACCTCCATCAATAATTTTACCTTGATTGGAGTTAAATTCGGTAATTTGAGTAGAAAGTTGAGTAATTTGTTCTGTGTTTTGGTCAATTTTTGTTTGATGAACCTCAATTTCTCTATCTACTTGTTGTAATTGGAGTGACTGTGCTTGAAATGCATTAGAAAGGTATCCAAAAATACCCGCGGAAGTGATTAACATAAGAACTCCTACTGAAATAGTAAGATACCATTTGTTAAATCCACCAATTTCATTCCACTTTTGTTTTAAATATGTGGCAACAACCAATTTAGCTAACTCCAAAGAGGAAGCCATTACTATAACTGATGTAGATGCTCCCGCAAAGAGAACACCTAAACCAGTTACAGAGAAATAAGCCGCACATCCGGCTACAATAATAGCAGATAATCCTACTAATACTTTTAGCCAATTCATATTATCGATTGATTCTAGCTAACTCTCCTACACGTTCTATTAATGCTCGGGCGTCTGCTAATGTAGTATGTGCTTCAGAAGGTGATAAGTTCTGCGCACCTGAAATTCCATTTTGTAAAATTCTCAATTTACCATCAATGGCCTCTAATAAGTTTTTTATTTTTTCGTCGTATATCATACTAATAAGTATTTTTAAATAAAAAAAGGTGATAAGTTATTCTTACCACCCATAAATATAGAAAAAATATTTGAATTAATCAACCGTAATTGAAATTGATTTAGACTTTCTTTCTTCTTTTTTATCAATTGTTAAAATAAGTAATCCATTAGAGAATTTAGCTTTAGTTTTAGTTCCATCATAATCTTTACTTACCGTAAAGGTAACATCAATTTCCTTAACCAATGGAGAGCTTCCTTCTTCTTTTTTTGCTTTAATTTTAATTTTATCATCCGTAACATCTAATTTAATGTTTTTAGCATCATGCCCTAAAACATTCAAAGTTAGTTGTTGTTGACCATCTTCCAATTGAGATACATCATAATCCGCTACAAATGAAGAGTGGTTTGATGATGTAGTATTCCATTTTGGATAATCAAATAAATCTAGTAGTTTTGTTAAATCTGTAGTGTACATAGTTTTTTTATTTAAGTTTTTGAAATAATTTAAACTGATAGTTTCCATTTTTATACCAATCAAATTATTATGACAAATTGTCAGTGTTATTTAAATAAAATATGACAAAGTGTCTGTATTATTTAGATTTAATGTAATTTTGTCTTTCAATAATAGTACTCATGTGGTCTGCCCAATGCATTATGTACTGAATGTTTGATTTAAGATATTTGGATAAATCAAATGTTTTATAATATTTTACATTATCTTCATCATACATTCCATCTGTAAGTTTAATACCAAAATATTCATTTTCATTATACTGAATACCATAGCTATTAAGTAAGAAGAAAGTTCTGTCAGTAATCGCCATATATGAGTTATTACTATTTCTAGTATATACTTCACCTTTATTTTTTACATGCCAATCTGATTCATTAGGTGCGTAATGTAATTCTTCTTTAGTTCCTAACTTTCCTAAATCATGATGTAGTGCTACAAATATTAATTCTTCATCTGTAAAATCAGGTACACCTCCCTGTGATACAAATACATTTTTCATAGCAATTGCGTTCTTACAAACATTAAAAATATGGTCAATATAACCACCAGGATACGCGTTATGAAAATTTAAATTACCTGAAGCTGGTGATATCATAAGGTTACCACCTAATTCTGATTCAGAGTACATATAAAGGAGTTTTTCTAATCTTTCTCCTGTGAAGTACTTTTCTAGGATTTTAAGAAACTTTTCGTAATTTGTTTTTAATTCTTGTTCTGTTTTTTGTTTCATTTTCTTGAGTAGTAAAGAGTTTAACTATTAATAATACCCAAACATACGAAAAATTTTCAACTTTTCCTAGTCATCAGATAAAAAGTTTTTTCTTTGTTAAAATTTCATATAGAATTTCAACCTCTTCTTCAGTAGTTAATTCAGGCAAATCATCATCAAACAATCGAAGAGTGTAGACGGTATTACCTTTTTCATCAAAAAATTCATCAGATTCAGAACTGAATAATGCGGGAGTATATTCTATATTTTCTAAAGCATCTTCATCATCTACATCCACCAAAGGTATAACATAATAGTGATATGAATCTATTCCATCTTCTACTTCTATTTTATGACATCTCCATCTATTGAAGCTATTTTCAGTTATCAGAGTCTGCGGTAGTATAATCATAATTAAAATATTTACAAGTAAATATAGTAAAAAAATATCAATTTTACAAAAAATACAATTTTTAATTTATAATTTTATATTAATGTTTTTTTATTAAAATCGCATTTCAATTTTTTAAACAATTCTTCCATTCCATCTGCTTTGAAAAAGTTTAAATAATTATGAATTAATACTTCTCTCATTTCATTTTTCAATTTCATAAGTTGATTTATATCCAAGTTTGATATCTGTTCGATTACTTTAACAATTTTATCAAATCTTTTTTTCAAATCTAATTCAGAATCATAGCTTTCATCCCACCATTTATCAAATGTTTTATAACCCAGCTGGTGTAATTTATTTAAAGTAAATGGATTCCCAAATACAATAAATGGCTGACATAAATAAATCGGTTTATATGTTTTTTCAGATATAAAAAGCGAATCATTATCATATAGAGTTTCGGTAACTATATTCAAAAAACTTTTTAAATGAGCATCTATATTTAATCTAGCACCTCCACCTATTTTTTGATTATCCCAACTTGGAACATCGTAATAGTAATTTTTATCAACTCCTCGTAATGTTGTAATAGATTTATTTTTGAACTTTTCATTAGTAGTCAATTCATTAAACATCAGTAATCGATTTTCTCTAGGAATTCCATTAAAGCACAAAAAATGAAATACAAAATTATTATTTATAAATTTCTGGTAATCGTTTTCAACTGATTTTACTTTTATAGAATCCAATTTAGATACTGATAAAAAGTTTATATGATTACCAAAATAATCATAATTGATTATGGTAAATTTATTATTTGAAAATTGAAATAAATTGGATGTAATAACAATAACATCTTCTTTAGAAAATTGATACTTTTGGCATAAATTATCTATCCACTTAATATGAGATATATTAAAATATCCTTCCAATAAATAAGCAAAAACAATTTTACACTTTTTTAATTTAATTGATTTTAATACCCTTTCATCGAAATCAATTGTGGTATAATTGTCAAATAACTTATTATCAAATAAAACTATTGGGTAAATAAAATTTACATCAGTTTTTATAAAATTATCAATCGTATTTTGTTTAAAATTACCAAGAGTGTTATCCAATAAAGTTGTTATATTTGTTTTACTTTGGATATTCCATTCGGGTTCAATATTATAATTGTATAAGTTTGGAAAATTTATATCATCATACCCAACATTTATCAATATGTTTTTTATATTACTCATATAATATCTTTAGTAATATATTTTTTATAAAATATATCAGCAAGTAATTTATGTGAAGAAAATGATAAATGCTTATCTACAATCTCTCCATTAGTTTCATCATATATTGTTTGAAGACCATTTAAATCAGTTTGGACATTCCATAGTATAGCCATGTTACACCCCTTTTTTAATAAGAGTTTTCTAATCCATTCGAATCGATGTATGTGTCTATTTTTATATAAAATATGGTCTGCAAAATAATACTGAAAATTTATAATAGTTTCAAATTCAGTTTTAGTTAAATTACTTTCTTTTTTATCCTCTGCAAAATTATGAACGATTGATTCAAATTGATTATTAATTGGAACATCAAATCTATGTGGATGAGTCATTCCAATAAATACATAATCCCCTTTATTTATTTCATCCCATTTTCGTATTATAGTATCTATGATTGTATCGTTTGAACTTCCACTTTTTCCAAAGTTTTTTAAATTAATATCAAAAAGTTCACTTAACCACTCCGGCCATATTTTATTTCCTAATTTATAATATTTTTGATAATATTCATCCGATGGATTACATCCCCAACCTGCGGTATTACTATCCCCAAAAGTCCATAATGTGGATTTCATTTTAGTATTCTTTATACCCAATATTTTCAACTAACTCAAATACAACACTATTCCAATCTTCTATCTCAACTTCAATTGAATTATATTTTTGTAACATACGGCCACTAACTTCTCTATAAAACCAAGTTGGAGCATATTTAGGTCTTGATATTTGTTTAGTAACATAAAGATTGTAACCAAAACATACATCATTACTTAATTCTTTAAACCAAACATACCCAATCGGGGTATGATTTAATTTTAGTAAAAATAAATAGTGTCCCAATTCTATTCTATTCTCACACTCATCTATATCAAACATACCATCCCACTTGTATTCGGAATTAAAATAATTAATAAGTAATTGGATATCTGAAATATAATTAGATATATCAACTACATAATGTATAGTCAATTCTTCCTTTATAAAATTATCTTTATGTAAGATATATGGTTTCATCAGAATAGAGTTTTTACACTTTTAACTTCATCATACGGTAAATAAATAGAATCATATTTTTCTTTAAATTCATCATTAAGTTCTAATTTTGTATTAAAGTGATTACTACTATTTAAATTTATTAATTTAAAATCTATATTTAATTTATTTGATACCCACTCTTCTAATTTATACAATTCATTAAAATCAAACCATATTATATTCGGGTCATGATTATGCCATCTTGAATAGGGAAATATCAAAATTCTTAACATTTCTCTGCCAACTTCATCAATATTTAACTTATATTTTTTTATAAAAATTTCAATAACTTCTTTTACACTCTCTACTGATTGTAAATTATTTGTGTTATAGAATAATAATTCATGAATGGTGAGGTTTGATAATTTGTTAACTGTATCTAAATCACCATATCCATTAAATTTGTTTAATACATGCTTCCATAGGGATATAAATCTTTCATATTTATTTCTTCTAACGGATATTACATTATAATCATATCCAAATTTTTGTTTTAAAAGAGGTATTGGCTCATGACTATGAGCAAAATCTTTTTCAAAATATTTAAAATCTATTTGACTTATATTAGTATATCTACTGTTGATTAATTGATTATCCATATTATAATCATTAATATAATGTTTAATATCTAAATTTTGTTTTACACAAGATGCCATAAATGCAGTTGATGCACATCTTGGTAATGATACATAAATAAATTTATTTTCTACTAACATTATAATATAGATTTTTTAATTGTTTTACTTGGCCAGACATTCAATGAATATCTAGTTCCTTTTATCACTGCATCAACCGAATGAACTATATTTGAATCAAATATCAGTACACTTCCTGCTTTTTTAGGGGTAGTGTGACTATCCTCATGTGTAATATATTTAACATCCCCACCCTCATAATCATCGTTAAGTTGGATAATAAATGTTATTGTTGCACCATTTAAGATTTCATGCTTATCTGAATGCCACTCCAGTAAATCACCCTCACCATATCTATTGAATGAATAACTTGGTACATTAGTATAATATACACCCTTAAATGGATTTAGGTTATTGGATAATTCAATAATCTTATTTGTAATATTTTTTAATAGTTCATTTTCTAATAAGTCATTGTGAAAATAACAACCCATTCGTTTATTACCATTATAACTCATATTCTCTTCAATTAATTTACCATCTACAATAAGTGATGATTTCATTTGGATAAGACCAATTGACTCTCCTAATAAAATTATTTGTTCACATTCTTCTTTTGTTAAGAAATTCTCAATATATTTAATAAACATTATATAATACTTTTAAAGTTTTTAAGAAATTCAAAACCAACATTACCTGCTAATACTATTCTATCTAATGTTGAATTGGGTGCATTATTTGGAGCATGGGGCATATCACCCTCCATTATAATTAAATCATCCTCTTCTGGTCTTATCCAATATTCTTTTTTATTTTTACCTCTAAAGTATAAAACACCATCATCTCCATTCATTACATCCGGCATTTGAATATAATAAACAAAGGTATAATGTGGAAAAAATGATTTAAGTCTTTTATTAATTTCAGTATGTGCATGATAACTCAACTCTCCAATTACATCTCTATCTTTATATGAACTTTGTACTGGATTTTTTGCTCTAACTATGTTAATCCAAGATTCAGTATTTAATTTATTATACTTATTATTTTCAATATATATTTCCTTACAATAATTGGTACTTAATTTAATTATTTTATCCAATAGAGGTTGGTATCCACAACTTGCTATATCCAGAACTTTATCATCTTCTGTTATTAAATATCCAAATCCGTCATGGATAGCACCGTAACGGGATTTTTCAACTCGTTTTGCTTGTTTAATTATTTCATTTTTATTATCAAATAAATTAAGTTTTGTTTTCCATATAAATGTTGTATCATCAAACCATATTTTTTCCATATTATATAATGTTTTTGTATATAGTATTTTTTTCTATAATAAAATTATTATTAATTATATTTTTTAAAAATGAATTTTCATTATCCATAAAACTTATTAATTTATTGTGTGTACCATTACCCCAGTTAATACATAGTTGTCTATTAGTTTCATAATTTTTCATAAATTCTTCCACGAATAAAACAAATTTGCCAGGATTACCATTTACGTTTTTTATTTCATTATAAAATGGATGTGGAGGTGTATTCAATATTTCGGTTATCACTTCCAATGGATACTGATGTGTAGATATAAAAGGAATATTGGATAGTAAGAATCCATAAGTTTTTTCAGATAAATAGTTTGATGTAAAATCACCTTCTTTCCAATCCCAAGTTTCGGATAGTATATGCATCTTGGACATTGGTAAGATTCTCATCAAATAATCTAAATAATGTTCTATATTTTCAATCCAAGATATATCATCAAAATCATCTCCTTTATTAATATTATAGTTGATATTTTTTTCTAATTGTTTAGAATACATAGCAAATTCTTTATTAATACAATTATCTACTCTCGAAAGATATATTCTATCATCATTTAGTTTTGCCAATCCATTTATGATATTAGTTCTATTTCTCTTATGATATCTCATAGAGAAACATAAATCATACGGCTGGTTTAATTTACTAAATATATTTTTAAATTCATAATACCAACGAATTGATAAAAGTTCATTCCATTGATGTATTGTATTTGTTAAACAAAAAAAGTGATTTGGGTATTTGGTTTTTACAAAGTCATTAAAAATCACATTGTCTGATATTATAACATGATTTTTTAATCTATCTATTTGAACCTCCAAATCCATCACATTTGGATAATCAATACCATCATATTTTATTATTGATTTTTCAGTTCGTAATAAAAAAATAAACCAATTACTTTTATTTTCCAAAGTATTGGCTATCCATTTCATTATTGGAATATCATTTATACCAAATTCAGCTCCCCATTTACCACGATGTGATGTATCACCTTCTTTACGATTTATACAATCGATACTTTTTAACTTATCATCGTGGTTTATCTGTTCTAAACAAGTTAAAAAATCCAATATATGATATCCATCGGTATTATCGTTTAGTGTAGGGTCAAATACCAATTCCAAATCATTCCCCTCGTAAGAACAAAAAATGGAACCGATGTTATTAGTTAGTTCATATCTTCTATTAGTTGTTTTATGAAACAACTTATAAAAAAGAGAAATTGAATAAAAATGATGAATATAAAATTTCATTAAAAAAAATTATAACCAATTTGACAATAATATTATATTAAACTATTTTGTTGTTTTCGTGTGTTACCAAACACATCAGAACTTTCTACATCTAACCATTTATGTAAAGGACATGCATCATACGTTGGTGAGAATATTTTCTTATCAATAGGACAACCACACTCCGAACATTTAAACTTTACTAGAGTACCCTTTACCATCTTATCACACCCTTTACAAATTTTTAATCGTTCGTCCGCTAATTTTAATTGAGATTCAGAGGGATTGTTGGCTATAATCCAAGATTCTGCAATTTCTTTTACTTTATCAAACATATAACTAATTATTAATTATTACAAATGTTTTTCTTTTACAGCATTTACAAATAGATTAATTTTATCTGAAAGAGCGGTTTTTACAACAGAGTTTGTATTTATTCTCTGTCTTTTAAACAAATCGGTATGATTTGGGTATGTTATATTTTTGTTAATTTCGGTTGCCATATTAATTTATTTTTTTAAATTCCACATCTATTTTACTATAATCTACTTCGTATAATCCTTCACTATTTTTAGATAACGCATCTTCAAATTTGGTTCCAATCAATTCTTGAGCAATAACTCCTTGATATAATCCCTCTTCGTTTTTGTAATTAAAGGTGTAGATATTTAATCCACTATTAGATATACCAATTAAAGTTAGATTTTCTTTATATCGAATATCTGATTTTTGGTCATTACAAAGAGTGTTTAAATTCAGTGTTGCACTTCCAGGTGAGTAATTAAAGCCAGTGGGTGGAAATCTTGAACATCGGATGGAAATATCGTGATTCCATCCACATTGGTTCAAGTATGCACCCGAGGAACATGCCCAGGAACTAACACAATATCCAGGACCACTAAAATATGTAACTGAAGAGAAGTAGCAATCATATCCAAAATTATGAGTAACCAATCCATATCTACTTTGATTTTCAGTTTCTTCTAACGTAAGGAATAAATCAAATTCTTCAAAATCCAAGGTATATGCAGTAAATTTATCAAATCTAAAATTTACATTGGTTATAGTAGTAGTAGTTAACTCGTTCGTAGTTGTATCAAAAATAATAATCTCATTACCATTTGTTAAGTTCGAATATGTTTCAAATTTTACATTATCCCCATCTTTTATCATTATTTGAGCATGATTAACATCACTAAAAGTAGAATTCAAATCAGTTTCAAATGTTACTAAAACTCCATAATAATTAGTAGTTGATTTGTTTTCTAAAAATGATGATGATATTTGGTAATCTGTGATTACTGAATCAAATGAAGAAGACCAACTATCTAAATTATTCATACTACTTTCATCTGGTAATGTTGGAAATAAAATAGATTTAACTTCATCACCTATTTGTAAATTAGGTGCTAATTCAATAGTATCATCTGGCAGTATTACTTTAGTGTTTTCGGTAGCACTTAATTTTATTGCAACTTGATTAGAAGTTGTATGAAATTTTTGAAGATATCTCATTCTATCCCAAGGTTGAACTTGGTTATTATCATCAAAATCTGCAGAAGCTAGAACTGGTAAATTTTTTGTTTTTTCTACAACTTGTAAATGTATTATATCTAAATTTGAACCATATAACACATCTATACTTCTATATGAGTTTAATCTATCCTCAAATAAATCATCGGTATTAAAAATATATTCTTGAATATATTCATCAACTTCCAAATTAGATTTTAAAGCATTCAATTCTTCTACATTAGAAATTTTAAGTAATATTGGATATATTGCATTATCAGCAGGAGTTACTCTCTTTTTAATACAATAATTAGGATGATTTCCATTATCTCTTAATGTTTCACCAATATTATCTATGCCAAATTCCGCATCATCAATATAACACTTTGGAATAGAATTATTATCAGCATCATACATTAATTTCAAAAATCCCCAATTATCTCTTGCATAGTTGTCATCAATTAATGCAGTAGTATCAAATGATAATCGTATGATTAACTTATCATCCGCATCTTCAACAAACGGAATAGTAGTAGATGTAGCATCTGTGGATATGGTTGTTAGTTGTACATCACTTCCAGATAAAAATGATTGTAAATATTGATTAAAACTAAAATTAAATGGTGTAAAAGGTATTGAGTTATTTACATAATTGTTAGTTATAGTTTCAAGCTCAATAATCGCATCATTAATTGTATAATCTGAACCGAGCGATGTATTATTTTGATTTGAAATCAATACAACTTCGGTAAAATTATTTGAAAGTACAAAATTCTCAAATGATGCTGAATCAAAATTAAGAGACCATTGGGTATCTAATTGAATATTTGTATTCGTTTCTAATGCCTTGAAAGTACCATCAGTATCTTTCATAAAATCAGTACCTATAATGACTGCTCTCATATTTTGATTTTTTTAAGTTCTTTTATATAAATATAAGGATATTTAAATAAATGTTGATATTAACTACTTTTTGATAGAACCTGATAAGTTTGATGCCATTGAGTAAAAAGTATCGTATGCCTCTAATAGGGAATCAACTACTGGATGTCTATGGTTGGTAAGTAGGGTATGTGAATCCATATCTTTAATCTTCTTTGCAGCAGATACTAAAAACTTAAATCCACTTTCTCCTTTTGATTTTAAATCTACTTGTTGTGTATCACCACATACTACCATTTTACTTCTCAATCCCAAACGAGATGTAATCATTTCCATTTGTTCGTTGGTACAATTTTGTGCCTCATCTACAATAATAAATGAATCTAAAAATGTTCTACCTCTCATAAATGCAAGTGGTACAATTTCCACTGTCCCATCTTTTAAAATCTCATCTATTTTTTGTTTGTTGTAAAGTTGATAAAAGTTTGCATAAACTGGTTGCATCCAAGGTTCCATCTTTTCGCGAAGGTCACCTGGTAGAAATCCAATTTCTTCTTTACTTACGGTTGGTCTTGTGATGATGATTTGTTTAACTTCTTTCTTAAATAACATATCCAATGCAACCTGACACGCTAGGAGTGTTTTGCCACTACCTGCTTTACCACTCAATATGGTAATTGCATTTGATAAAATCTTTTCTTTGGCTTGTTTTTGTTCTTCATTTAACTGAAGTTGAAATTTAATAGAACCTTTTGGTCGTTTTTGGTCTGCTATTTGTTCTGTCAATTCTCTATGTTTTAATGATATATTTGATGCCATAAATTTTTGTTTAATTAATGAAACTTATTAAATTACAGAATGTAAAATTAGTTCGTGCAAACCTTCAACGATTCCGTAATCTTTACTATCTACCCAAAAATGTAATTTTGAATGACTACCAAAGTTAGATTTCAATTTATTCTTTTCGGAATGACCTGACATTGTAATCATATCAATGGAATTATCTATACAATATTTCGCACAATTCAGTATATTTTTTGAATTACCTGATGATGATATTAATATTACCAATGTATCCCCTTCTACGAAGTGTTCTAAAAACATTTGATACGCATTATCCCATCCGTAATCATTCGCATAACAACTCATTCTAGGAGTATCTCCGAACGTAATTGCTTTAACCCCCAACATTTTATGGTAATCCTCCGCTATATGTAACGCAAC